AGTGCGGGTACAAGGGTAGTCTTTTTCGTCTATTCAACGAAGAGTCAGACAGAGTATCAATTGCACGAGAAAATCTAAAAACAAAAATTAAAGAGATAAGAGCTGCTAGCGTTGGACTTCGCATTCCTCGAAATGCCGAGTTTCTCGATGAGGACTTTCGTGTATCAGCAAATACTCTCAAAGACTTTGAAGCGTTTCGGTCCCTAGACGATGATTTTCGACATAGAGTGGTATTTCCTATTCGCGATATTAAGGACAAGATCGTCTGTTTTGTCGGAAGAGCCGAAGAAGATTACACAGGAAAAGCAAAGTACAAAGTAAGCCCTTCAGGAGCAAAAGTTCCTTTCTTTCCCCTGCATAAACTTCAGCCCGAAAAAGGGCGAGTTATGCTAGTGGAAGGGCTGTTTGATTTGCTTAACCTGTACCAGCATGGCTTTCGAAATGTATTGTGTGCTTTTGGCACTAGCACCGTAAATAAAGATAAGCTGTCTATTTTAACAATTCTTGGAGTAACTGGAATTGACATTTGCTTCGATGGTGACGATGCGGGAAGAGCCGCAGCCGAAGAAGTAAAAAATCTATGTGAGAGCCAGAACTTCCAAGTCAGAGTAATAAATCTACCGAATTGTGACCCTGGCGATCTACCAAAAGAAAAAGTCCTACGCCTAAAGGAAAAGTTATATGGCTAAAGTAGCAATCATTGAAGCAAAACCCAGTCGAAATAATTACGATCGCCTTTTTGAGAATGCATTTGATTTTGATCGCTTTGCCCTTTGCTCAGACCCTACAGTCACGAAAGTTCTAAAGCGTGATGTAGATATTGAAATTGACATCGACAACTATGACTGGATCGTTCTAGTCGGCTCTGAGCCCCTTAAATATTTTACTAAAATCAATTCAGTGACTGAGTACTCTGGACGTGTCGTAGAGGACAAATTTATTCCTACGATTAATCCGGCAATGCTCAAGTTTAAACCCGAAGTAAAGAAGACGTGGGAAGAGTCTCGAGACAATATCATTGGATATGTGACTGGAAAGCGTGAGGTCTTTGTAATTGATTCTGATCAGTTTCTCGGAATCGAAGATAAAGAAGAAGCGATGGCCTACATTCGGGCAGGTTTTAATGCGCCCTATGACTTTGTAGCTCTTGACTCTGAAACCTCTGGGCTGTACCCTCGGAATGGGTATATGCTGGGTATCTCTCTTTCCTACGAAAAAGACCAGGGTGCGTACATTTCAGCTGACGTCATTGATGAAGACGTAGAGGCTCTTCTTCAAGAACTCTTTTACCAGAAGCGAGTTGTATTTCATAACGCAAAGTTTGACCTTGCGTTTTTCGAGTATCATCTCGGTCTCGAGTTTCCTCAGTTCGAAGATACCATGCTCATGCATTATATGTTCGACGAGAACCCAGGCACTCACGGCCTAAAGCAGCTCGCTCTTAAACATACGAAGTATGGCGACTACGAAAAGCCTATGTATGATTGGGCAGATCAGTATCGCAAAAATCACGGCCTTCGAAAAGAAGATTTTAGCTGGGACATGATTCCGTTTGAAATCATGAAAACCTATGCTGCAATTGACTCCGCAGTTACTTTTATTCTTTTTGATAAGTTTGAAAAAGCTCTTAAGAAGAATAATAAGCTCTGGTCAGTTTATAAAAATATTCTTGTTCCTGGCTGCCGTTTTCTTACAGACATTCAGGATAACGGTGTGCCTTTCGATGCAAAGAGACTTTCTTTTGCCCGAGCTGAAATGGCAAAAGAAATTGAGAGCGCTGTAGCGGGGCTGTCAGAGTTTCCGCAAATTGCGGAGTTTGAAGAAAAAGAAAACAAAGACTTCAACCCAAATAGCACAGTTCAGCTTCGAAAACTTCTTTTCGACTACATCGGACTTGCCCCAACTGGAAAGCTCACTGGAACAGGTGCAGATTCTACCGATTCTGAAGTTCTCGAAAAGCTTGGTGAACAGCACCCAGTACCGAAGTACATTCTAGATATTCGAAAAAGCAGCAAGATTAAAAACACGTACATTGACAAAATCATTCCTCAGCTAGACCGAGATGGTCGACTTCGTACGAACTTTAATCTTCATGGAACTACTAGTGGTCGTCTGTCCTCGAGCGGAAAGCTGAACATGCAGCAAATTCCTCGTGACAATCCAATTGTGAAAGGTTGTATTCGTGCCGCGAAAGGCAATAAAATTGTCGCAATGGACCTTACAACCGCCGAGATGTACGTAGCGGCAGTTCTTTCCGACGATCTGGAGCTGCAAGATATTTTTCGAAGTGGAGGAAACTTTCACTCCTCTATTGCACATCGAGTCTTTCGACTTGACTGCGATGTTTCAGAGGTTGCAGATAAGTATACAACTCTTCGCCAAGCTGCAAAAGCTGTATCCTTTGGCATTCTCTACGGGGCTGGACCCAGCAAGATCAGCCAACAAGTTACCAAGGACGGCGGAAAGATGAGTGTCGGTGAAGCCGGACAAGTCATTGATGACTACTTTAATACTTTCTGGAAACTGAAAGAATGGATTGATCGAGTTCAGTCTGAAATCAAAAGAGACGCCTATATCTACTCGCCCTTTGGAAGAAAGCGTCGCCTTCCGAATGTGAAGTCTGACAACAAGGGAGTTGCGGGTCATGAAGTTCGCTCGGGGCTGAATTTTGTTGTTCAGTCTGCGGCAAGTGACATCAATCTACTTGGAGCCATTGATACCCATCGACTTCTCCAAGAGCGTAAAATGGGGGCTAAGATCTTTGCTCTTGTTCATGACTCGATTCTCGCGGAAGTTCCAGAAAACGAAGTAGAGGACTACAAAGAGTTAGTAGTCTCTTGCGTTCAACAAGACCGCGGAGTATCTATTGCGGGTGTGCCTGTAGGCTGCGATATTGATGTAGGCGACGACTACTCAATGGGCAAGTTTGAGAAGCAATATGGAGATCGACTTTCGCTATTTGGGATCGATTGAGTTTCCGGTCTATCCTCTGCCTTCCGATAACTGGCATTGGGCAGACGGGCTCTTTTACTGCGACAACAGAATTGTAGACGATAAAAATCAAAGCGGGGCTACACTCGGCATTCGACGGCTTCAAACCCCGCACCCACTTCTTTCTCTAAAAAGAGGCTATGATTACTTTGGCGAAATGATAAAGTCTGGAAAGCTTCATTTCGTCGATACTGGAGGAAGGGCTTTTACTTATAGAAAGACTCATTTTACGAAAGTAAAATATCATAAAATAAAGAAAAAAGCCCTAAAAGAAACCGGCACAGTTATTCAGGCACAGGGAGTTAACTTCCCGATTGTAGTTAGAAGGCCTCCTCCACCTTCTAAAACCTGGATAGGTATGCTCTATCTAAAGGGAATGCCTTGGCTTCCCTACGAGTTTGAGGAAAATAAACGCTCAGACTTGCGAAGGAAAATTTAATGTCAAAGAAGAAGTCGCTTTCTTCTGTAAACTTCAGTATTCCGAGCCTTAGCCCACTAACAGCAAAACAGCAAGATGCTTTTTCTAGCACAAAAAATCTTGTTCTTTGCGGGGCTGCCGGAACGGGCAAGACGTTTCTTTCAATGTACTTTGCAATGCAGGGAATTGCTGAGCGAGAGTTTGACAATCTTCTCATTGTAAGAAGTGCAGTTCCTACTCGGGACATTGGGTTTTTACCCGGAACAGACAAAGAAAAAGCTAAAGTTTACGAAGAGCCGTACTATGCAATTTTCTCTGAGATTTTTCAAAGGGGAGACGCGTATGAGACTCTGAAGAAAAGCAACATAGTTACTTTTATGACAACCTCTTATATACGAGGTCTTACTGTCCGAAACTCCGTAGTCGTTGTGGATGAAATTCAAAACATGTCTTTTCATGAGCTGGATTCTATTATTACACGGCTTGGAGAAAATTCTCGAATTATCTTCTGTGGAGACTTTGCTCAGGCCGATCTTTACAAGAATGGAATGAGCAACTTTCTAGAGGTTCTTCGAGAAATGGATGAGTTTGACTTCATCGAGTTTGGGCTTGAAGACATTGTTCGAAGCTCTTTCGTGAAGAAATATCTTATCGCTAAAACGGAACTGGGATTTAAATGAAAGCCGTTCTCTCGAATCGTATCTACCTCGAAGTGACTCCAGAGCTAAAGTCAAAGCTTATAGAGACGCTCAGTTATAACATTCCTCCTGCTCGCGAAGGCGATCCGCCGATCACGATGAGGAATGTGGCTATGATTCGGGAAAACATTCTGTCAATTCCTTCAGGTCGGGAAGACTTAATTCCGAATGGCTATGAGATTGTTGACAAGAGGTCTTACGTTCCCTGCGACTTTCCAGAGTTTCAGGGAACACTTCGACCTTCACAGCAAGAAATATACGACCAGCTAGAAGACAGCTGTATTATAAATGCTTGGGTGTCGTTCGGTAAGACTTTTACTGCGCTCGCTATTGCTGGAAAACTGAAGCAAAAAACTTTGGTAGTTACCCACACTGTTGCCCTTCGAAGCCAGTGGGTAAAAGAAATAAAAAAGGTCTATGGCTTCACTCCAGGTATTATTGGAAGCGGCGAGTTTAATACTACTACTCCTATCGTAGTGGGCAACGTTCAAAGTCTGTATAAAAAGATTCCTGAAATTGCGAAAGAGTTTGGTACAGTCATACTCGACGAAATGCACCACGTTAGCAGTCCAACTTTTTCAAAAATTGTGGACAAAAGCTATGCTCGATACAAAATTGGACTTTCTGGTACCATCGAAAGAAAGGATGGCAAACACGTAGTATTTATTGACTTTTTTAGCCCGAGAATATTCAAGCCTCCGCCTGAGAACTTCATGGTGCCTGTAGTGCACCTAGTAAATACTCATGTTCGATTTCCTGACGGGTCAAGAACACCTTGGGCAAAAAGAATCAATGCACTTGCTTTCAATGAAGAATACCAGCACTCAGTAGCCATTATGGCAGCCGCTTATGCCGCAAAAGGACATAAAGTCTTAGTTGTATCCGATCGAGTAAGGTTCTTGAAAAGCTGCGCCGAACTCGTGGGCGAAAATGCGATAAGTGTTACGGGTTCGGTACCACATGAGCAAAGAGAAACACTCATGTCTTCTATCGCGAGCGGAGAAAAAGATATACTCTTCGGAACTCAAAGTATTTTTTCTGAGGGTATTTCTCTTAACGAACTAAGCTGTATTATACTAGCAACTCCTATCAACAACGAACCGTTGCTAACACAGCTTTGTGGGCGTATTCTTCGAAAGAAGGAGGGCAAAAAGCAGCCTGTTATAGTAGATATTCAACTTAAGGGGAATACTGCGAAAAAACAGGCAAAAAATAGAGTTGGCTTCTACTTGAAGCAAGGATGGGAGATAAAAGAACTATGATCTACATCCTAGTCCCACAAGAAGATTTATATAAGACTGTCTTTTTAGAAGAGCTTGAAGAGTATTTTGATAAAAATACTGGACAAGACATACGAGTATTTTCAGAAGGAACTATTCCTTCAGATCTTAAAAATAAAGAATTTTTAAGAATAAGCGCTGAGGATTTTTATAATGAGCACCCGAATTCTTGAACTACTCAGAAAAAAGTATGAAGCCGAACAGCTTCTACATATTATGAATGTTCAAAACCTTCTTCACAATACCGTCGGCGTAGCTGAGCACCCTGATGTGGTAGGCACTGTAGAGGGTGAACTTGAAAAAATTGCCCGTTGCCAAGACCTGATAGAAGCAACATATAGAGTGGTGCCGAAAAATAGCACTTGACATATACACACGTTTTCTGTATAATATAGGGTTCACGAAATGTCACTTTCACGTGAAAAGATTGAAAGTTATATGCAGCAACTGGAGGAGATTGTCGTAGAGGAAACTTTTATCGACTATCCAGAGCCCGCGGAAGACCTAGTAGAGAAACTTCAAAGTCTTTGGTCTGCTCTCACTGACGAAGACCAAGACTATGTCATCTTTGCTAGAGATGTGATATACGGGCGAGATGATATTCATGAGCCCACTGAATATGATGAGTGGCAGGATTACGACCCTGACTGTTAATGATTCTATACGACTGGCCTAAAATAAGAAAAGCGGCAAAAAATAAGGTAGGGGATATACTTACTATAGTACATATTCTAACCTACAATCTTCCTCCGAAGAATAAATTTGACCGCTCTTTTCGATTCTATGGCAAGAACTGGTCTGGGCAAAGTTTTCTCGTTCATCCAGAAAAGATCTTTCTAAATCGGCACAAATATACCGATTTAGAGCTGGCACAGTACATCGGCTTCGCCAGCCTTCGAAGTTACGCCGAGTACAAAGTAACACGTAATACAACCCTAGACTTCCTGATCTGTAAAGGAAAGGAAGACACTATCAATAAAAACAGGCTACTTCGAGTTGAGAATGGACAAATCCATTTCTTGTTTGAAGAAGTCACTTAGGAGAAACACATAATGGCACTTTCTTTCGGTAAGGCAAAAGGCGCAGCTCAGAAAAACAACCTGAAGCAGTATTCTTACAAAAACGGCGACAACGTAGTTCGTCTCGTTGGCGGCATTCTTCCTCGGTACATTTACTGGGTGAAAGGTGACAACGACAAGAATATTCCGCTGGAATGTCTTGCCTTTGATCGTGAGACCGAATCGTTCAACAACGCAGAAAAGGACTGGGTTCGTGAATATTTCCCGGACCTCAAATGTTCTTGGTCTTACAGCATTCAATGCATTGATCCGGCCGATGGCGAAGTCAAGGTCCTAAATCTCAAGAAGAAGCTGCTAGAGCAAATCATGCTTGCGGCAGAAGATCTTGGTGATCCGACCGACCCTGACGAAGGCTGGCCGATCCACTTCAAGCGAGTCAAGACGGGGCCTCTTCCCTACAACGTAGAGTACCAGTTCCAGCCGCTGAAGTGTAAGCCGACTCCTCTTACTGAGGAAGAGCGAGAAGCAGTAGCAAATGCGAAAAGCATTGATGAGCTTCTTCCCCGTCCGACGGCGGATTCCCAGAAAGAGCTTCTGGAGCGTATCATGGGCGGCGGCGATGCAACGGCAGACAAAGAGATCGAAGACGAATTCGATATCGAGTAATTGTCGACTAACGCTGGGAGGGGCTTAGGCTCCTCCCAGTTTTTCTATGGGTAAAATATGACTACACACTACTTATATAAAATAACTAACTTAGATAAAGGCAAATCGTATATAGGAGTTACAAAAACTTTAAATCGTCGAATAGCTGCACATTTATCGGGCAACGGCAGCGTAGAAATCGCTAAAGATTTAGACGACACTTTTAAAGCAACAACTCTAGTTATAGGCATGGAGAGATATATCTATGATTTAGAGCCTAAAGTTATAAGTTTATACAACACGATAGCTCCTTATGGGTACAACTTAGGAAGCGGTGGAGAGGGGGGTAATGTTTCAAACAGGCAAGGAGTTTTAAACACTCAAGCCATCCTATCTGAAAGCTCGGTAATTTTTATTAGAGAGCAAGCGGCAAAAGGCGTACTGCATGAGGATCTTGCAGCTCAATTCTCCGTAACTAGAGAGACAATAAGTACCTTAGTACGTGGGGACTCTTGGAAATCTGTAGGAGGCCCTATAACTAGGAGGAAAAAAGTTACCTCCGAAGATATAGAGGCGTTTAAAAAATTAAGATCAGAGGGGCTAAGTATAAAGAAAATTTCCGAAAAGACAAACTGGTCTCATAGTACCGTATGGAAGTATCTTAAATGATATTATTTACTGGTGATTGGCATATAAAACTGGGGCAAAAGAATGTCCCCGTGGACTGGGCAAAGACTCGTTACAATATGTTCTTTCAACAAGTACATAAAATTAGCGAATCTGCAGATATACACATTATCGGGGGAGACTTATTTGACCGTATGCCTACATTGCAGGAGCTAGAGCTTTATTTTCATTATATAAAGGGTGTAAAAGTAAAAACTTTAATATACCCTGGCAACCATGAAATGACTACAAAGCATCAAACTTTCTTTACCGCTCTAAAAGATGTTACTTGTTCGCTGAACCCTCTAGTGGAAATTATCGACGAAACACGAGAGTTCGAAGAGTTCACAGTCCTTCCTT